ATAGTTATTGACTATTAGCTAACCCCCCAATTATTAATTGGGGGGTTAGCTAATAGTCAATAACTATATACGGAGGGGCGTCTGCTCATGCATAAACGACTTGATGTCGATGCGTCCCGTTCTTGTCCGGCGCCTGGAGCGGCGTCACTATTTCTATTTATTTAGGTTTTCTAAGTCCTGCGAGTTTTGCGATACTCTCTGGGCCTTGCCAGTAATCAAATGTTTCTTCAATACTCTCTTTTTCCACACCTTTGGGTAATTCCATCTTGGAGCCCATGCTGGCACGACTTTGATCATAATCCTTAAACTCATCATAACTAAGATACATGTCACTATCACGATCGTAATACTTGCCTTCTTTGGGATCATAGTAAACAACTTTGCCTGAGCGTGTTGTAAATGGTCCTTCTAGACCTGGTAAATCTGTGTTCATCTTCTCTAATTTATCAGATGCCTTTTTGACGTACGTGTATCGGTTGTCTACTTTTTTGAATGGCAGATTTCTATGACCACGAGCGTCCGATGCTTTAGACTGATACGAAGCAAGTGTAGCTCTAGATACTTCTTCAATACTCTCACGTTTTGCTAATGCGGCTTTAGCCATACTGTTTACTTTTTTCTCTGGTGATACTTCACCCTGTGGTTTCATATCCAACCCAGCATCATCGCCCACAAACACAACTTCTTTCTCATTAAAGTCTTGGATCTCTGCTTGTAGTCTAGGATCTGATTCGTAATAAGCCTTAAGGCCGTCATAGTTAATATTAAGTCCAGCGTTCTGTAACATATTTAAAAAACTGTTCATGCTGGTTTTTGCATCGCCTTCACCTTCAGCTTCACTACGTAGAAGTTCTGCTACACCAATAATAGTGTTTACAGCATCTATATCTTCTAATAGGGTATGGTAATGGTGATAGGGTTGCATTATCTACGTTCTCTGCCTAGCTCAGCTTCTCCACCAGCCGCAGAATCTGCTGCGGCAATTTCGTCTCCTGGCTCCTCAATAGGCTGTTCAATATCCATGTCCATGGTTGGTTCCATAGGCACATCTTCTTCTGGTGCACCCATCATTTGAGCATCTTCGCCTGTAAGTCCACGTGCAGCAGCATCAGCGCCGCCGCGAGCAGCACCCATTGCTTCCATAGCTGGGCCTACTGCGCCCTGGATTTGTGCTGTAAATGCAGCACTAGCTTCAGCACCAAACTGATCTGTAATTGTATCTGCAAGTGGAGGAAGGTCTTCGTTCATGATCTCACCCAAATCCTCTACCATTCCCTGGATACGGTCTATAATATTTTTAGCGGCCATTACTACTTCTGCTGATTCCATCTCGCCTTCAACAATAATACTTTCTGATGTAACTTCTACAGATTCTGTATTATTTCGTAGTCCCATTAAACTACTTGTTCCGTATTCGCGATCCTGGTAACTTTTTACACCATTCTTTATTAATGATGCCGCATAATTCCAATCCTTTGAATCAGGAATAGTCTTTTTAACATATGCAACAAGGTCATCCATATAGTCGTCTGGTTGACCGGCTTCAGTCCACTGGTCAATAAAGCCCATTATAATTTTATAATTACTATCTTCGCTCACAGGTGAAGCTGACTCCATAAAGTTACCAGCTTCCATCTCATTACGCCAACTGTCTTCTAATTGAGCAGCTAATGCTCTGCGAGTGTCTGGACTAAACATACGCATTCCGTCTTTTGCACCACCAGCATGATCTTTACCATACTTTTGTGCAGCACGGTCTGCGTGATACTTCCAGAGCTTCTTAGCTAGTTCACTATCATAAATTTCTTTCTTAAACTTTTTGCTTAAATTTTTTGCAATAGGAACATAACTGCGGCTGTAAAGATCTTGATCATTTTCTGCATATAGTTCTAACTCACGTAGTGCATCATCATCCACGCCCTCTTCAATGAAGCGGTCAAGTGTTTCTAATACTAGTTTAGCTTCATAATATCGTTTGTTAGTACTTACATTTGCTCCCAACTTGGCTTCTAGTTTAGCAAGTTTTGTAGTAAATGACTCTTTAATTTGTTTTGCTTTTGGCAGGTCTAGACTGGCAAGGTCCACGCTAAACCCAAAAGTCTTTTTTGTTACCTCAGCAAGTTTTTTGCTGTCTGGCTTTGGTGATAATTCTTCTAAGATCATGATAGTTTCCTATTTTTGTAATAGTATTTATGCTATTTTAATTGATTTAAGAGTTTTAGTTAGCTCAATGTTTAAACAATTGATACGTCCTACACTATCACTAATCCGTGCATATAGATATAATTTTTTGGGATTTTTATGTATATGTTGCTTATATATCTGTGTATCCTCCGCATATTTAGAAATTTTCCAATTCAACTGTTCTATTCTATTTTGCAAAGTAGAGTCGCCATTAACTAGAGCAATAGCATAGGCAACAGCAGTCTTTTTGAGTGTAAACTCTTTGTCTAGTATAACATAGACGCCATTGTTGTCAACCACACTATACTGGTTAACCTGTGTTACACGGCCATTTGTGTTAATTAATATTCTAGGTTTATTTTTTAGAACTTTAGCAATATTCTGCTTTAGCTTGCGGTTTGTAGATGATGCTATCATTGACACGTTTCCTTACTAACATGTTTTTAATTACTAGTTGATTTGCAATGTTTTGTTCACGTTCATCAAGTGTACGTTTACTTACCTTGCCCTCACTATGAATCTTACGAAAAAGATCCTGTTCTTCGTTTGTGATAAAAACACTTATACCTGGTTTAAATTCTGCAAATCGCATTTTAGCCTCGCTCTGGAGTTCCAATAATCCTAGGATTACCTTGGACATCGACTTGGCTACCTGCTGGTAAACTACGATCTTTCTCTACAGGACTCTTGGGCTGTCTTAACACAGGTCCCATCTGTCCAAATTCTAGTACCCATCCTGTAATATCCATTTTAATGGCTTGCTCGCCACCCTGAGGGACGGCTGTAAGGATATTGCCATCTAAGTCTATTACTTGATAAGGGGCTTCATTAATTTGCATACTTTCGCCCATAAAACTTTCTTTTGCATCCTGAGCTGCTTGTGCAATGCTAGGATCTATTAGTTCAAGACCAGCACTAGCAAGTGCAGCCAATCCTGCTAAACGTCTAGGTAACTTAGGTCCTGCTTTTTTAAGTGTGCGATTAATTTTTGCAATTAAGGATGCTTTTTGTTCTGGTTTAAGTGCATTAATGTTAACGCCTTGAAGTGCTTGATTAACTTTCTGCATTGCAGGCGATGTTGGAGTATTTTTAGGATTTAGCCCTCTCTCTCTTGGAGATAGTCCTGGCTCGGCCGATGCTCCGGGTCTTGACACTACATCGCTTGTTGGTAACTTAGGTTTCTGACCTGCACCTTTTAAATTTTGTTGTTTCTGTAATTCTCTCTCTTGATCATATGCAGAGACCCCTTTGTGTGGGTTACCTGGTTTATCAGTGTCCTTTATAGGATTAACCTGTTTTCCACCTATTTGGGTAGGATTACCTGGTGGGGGTGTATACCTCCGAGGTCCGGTTTGTTCTAAAATGTCTTTAAATTTCATAATCCTACCTACTTGTCTTATTCAATGCTGCTACACGTTTACTAGCAGGATTTACTCGTTTTGTGCGTTGTGCTTTTCGTGTCATACGCTTACCAAGTCTTGCTTTGGTAATTTTTAACTTGTTGCGTTTTTTAATATCTGGAGCGGCAAAGCACTGTGCAGGTTTGGCTACAATACGTCCTTTACGTCTGCCTCCTGTGCAACGAAACTTGCGGACTACTTTACCGCCGCGCTTTGCCCACGCCATGCCTTCTTCGAGATCGAACTCAATCTCGTCATACTGAGGAATAATACTTTCGTTTGTTATGTCTTTAAAACGCATACAGTATTTAGTAAAGATTTAGAGTTGTTGTGTAACTAGATAGGCTACAGCGGCTACTAGGCTTGCGATTATACCAGCACCCCAAGCCATAACTTGCTTATTACGGCCGTTTTCATTTCTTATCATATGATTATGAATTGCAGTCAATGTCTTGTCCTGGGTTTCAAGACGTAAGTTTACTGCATCTAATTTGTCATGCAGAGATTTATACCTCTCAGAGCACAATTCTACGTGTGCTTCTAAACTTTCTTTTTCAATATCAGCCATTAACTCTGTTCTCACCTATACTATATTTGGTGATGCTTGATTGGAGTGCCTATATTTGTGCCTGTTGCGTTGCCTATTATTTTTATTGAAGCATCTTGTATTGTATTTATTACAATACGTTCTCTTGTATTAATAGTATATTACGATCTTCGTCTCGTACACTAAAGACAGCTGGGTCTAATACACAGTTTTCATCTAGTCCACTAATTATAGGTATATCCTGTAGTGTATTTTGTAGAATACCAGCATCTCCAAGCGGGCCGCCAAATACTCCAATTCTTTCTATACCAAAGCGCCATGTCCATACATTTAGATTACTTAGAATTTCTTGTGTAAAATCATGCTTGCTACCAAACGTCGTTCCAGTGTCTTTTAATCTTTTGTGTAGACTTAAAAATTCTCTTTTCATTGGAGAATTTAAACTCCATGGCTGTGCTAGCATACTTACACATTGTTGCAGTGTTTCAAAGTTACGTTGCTGGTTGCGTGTCTTGCCTGATCCGCGGAGATCTCCCGTTTCAGTTATATCAACTAATGTTAATATAAACCAGGTCTCTTTATAGCTGTCAAGCATGAAGCGGATCCTTGTCTCTGAGGTGTATACCTAGTTCAATAAGTTGGGCCTGGCCTTGGCATTCTATGCAGTCTACACTGGTATACGACATAAACTTAATACATTGTAACCTATTTGTTCCCATATACACGCCCCAGATCATGCCGTCATCATTAACTACTGGAGGATTGATATGTGACCACATGGAATGTGCGCCTTTGCGTTTAAAGAAGCTGGAATTCCACCATTCAAGTGTACATTTATAATACAACACTGGATACCATAGGCCTTGATCTATAATACGTGGGAGATCACGCCAGTACCAACGGTTGTCTGCATGCCAACCCATTGGTGATAATTTATTAATATCAACACTGTGGATCCCAGGATGATCTCTCCATACGCTTGTACAATGTTTCATAATAGTAATTATAGAGAATAAAAAGGGCGATGTAAAAACATCGCCCTTTGATAAAGTATAAGACTAAGTCTTAGATGTTTTCAAAGTATGCAACAACTGCTGCTGTTACACCTGTGGCACCTTCACCGAAGTTTGCACCTGCTGCTGGAGCAGGACCTTCACTTAGAACGTGAACAACATCAGATACGCCTGCATTGAAGCCACCTGTTGTGTCGTCGCCAACACCGATAACTGTTGCTGTCTTTTGAATAAACTGGATTGCTGCATCGAGCTCGTCCTGTGTCATGTTGCTCTTTGAGAGACTTGTTAGGGCTACCTGACGGTCTCCACTGTATGTTTGTGCGTTACGAACGCCTACGCTTAGATCAGCCATTTAACTGTTTCCTTCTCTGTTATTATACTAGCTCGAAGCCAGGATTTGTTACATCGCTGCTTGAGCAGTCGAGGTTATTACTGCCAGCTGCGCTGAGTGTGCGAATTGCTGTCTGTAGTGTTGATGCTGAATAAGCACCTGTTGGATAAACAGCAATGCTAATTTGTCCAGTGGTATCGCCTTCAACTTGATACATTTCGATGTTTGCTTTTTTAGCAATTTCACTAAGGATTGCTTCTACGCCTTCCCCTGCGTCTAGTTCGTTACGAATGTCTTCAACGTTGCCTGAAACGTCCTTAACAATAATTTTAAAGAAGTCCAACTGTGGGCCATTAGCAATTACTGCTTCGTCTGCTGAAATCTGGCCGCTGCCTGTTGCGCTTCTGTCGTGTGCGACAACACCAAAGGCGCTGCCGTTTGTGCGTGTAATCTCCGCCATTTTTTTTCTCCATGTGCACGATGATTGTCTAATACGTGCTTACATTTATTTATCTGGTTGGAGTTAATTTAAGAAGTCGGATTTGCCTAATCTGTATGCGCCATATGCAATAGCAGCAGTTTTTAGTGCAGTTTTTGCCAGGCTGCCTCTGGGCTTTTTAGGCATATTACCTGCTGTAGCGGCGGCGTAGGGTTTAAATACATCACTGCGAAACTGTCCATCTGTGCGAAAACTATTGGTCATACGCTGTGTGACTGCTGTTCTTTCGCCTGGTGTGCTTTTACCGTAGTCAGCCATAACACGTCTAGCGCGACCTAGTAGTCCGCCTTTTATACCTAAGTTCTTTTGCATTTGTGTTAGGAAAGTTCTGTCTTGTCCAGGCACATAGTTATTGTTCATTATATTACGCAGATAGCGTTTAAATCCTAGCTCATCAAATCTGGCAGGTAATCCTTCTACTTTACCGCTAAACTTACTGGGATTGTTAACAATACTTGCTAGATTGTGCAAATCTGTAGCACCAGTTCTAACATTAGTAAAGTTCATATATTTAAGTGTATCTTTGGCATACTTTTGTGCCCACTGTGGATTTTCAAAACGCATTTGCTGTAGAACAAGCAGATGCTCGTAAAAGGTCTCTGCAATATTATCGCCACTGCGACCAATTGCATCTCTGGGAGTTCTAATATAACGTGCTTCGCACAATTCTTCTTTGATAAATTCAAATGCCATTTAGTAGCCTCTCAACTTTCGGGCTTGATCAGCAAGACTTTGTGGAGTGACCGGAGGCTTTGTTGCATTTCCTATATCTGTTGCCGCCCTGTCTATCCTATTTGGATTTGGTTGTGGCTTACCACTGGCAGTTTTTCCTAGCACTGGAATATCACTTGGCGCAACAATTGGTTTACCAAGAAGTTCGTTGCTAGCTGCATTTCCTATAGCGCCCAGGCCGACGGCTTTAGCAGCCTGGCCTATTATACCTTTTTTTGCTGCCGGGATAGCGGCTGCGGCGGCCCGTGCGGCGGCGTCGTTTGCCTTTCCCTGGGCAGTGTCTGCTTTCTGTTGGGTGTGCAAGCGCCGCCCCAGCGGACCTTTGTTAGGATCGTTTGCCTTATCCTGAGCCTTATCAGCCTTTGTTTGTGCCCTTGCGGCGGCTCTATTCCTGTAGGCTCTCGTTCCTACTTTACGAGCTTTGTTTGCAACACTTGCAAGTCCCACGCCAGTTGCTCCTAGTGCAGCATCTGCTGCTATTTCTGCCCCGGCTGTTTTCCATTGATCTTTTGTCCAGTTAAGAGGGTTATAGCCAAACCGACTTCCTAGATCATAGTAACTTAACCCTGCACCTGCCGCTGCTGTAATTGGTGCCCAGGCAATCTCGTCCAGTTTAGTTCTATCTTCTGATAGTTGTTCGCTGTGTGTCTTTTGTGTTAGTTCTGTGATCTTCATCTTCTCAAGTCCTTGTTCTTTAATACTTATCGTTTAACTGCACGATTTGCTGCACTAAATGTAGATCTTGGCACTAGTTTTATGTCACCTTCTGGGTGTGCTAATACATATCCTTCACCACCTGCTTGTCCACCAATACTCTGTTGAACTGTGCCGCCTTGGGCGTCAATATCAGCAATAACCTGATCTTTTGCCATCATAATAGTGTTTACGGTTTCCCATAATGCACTAAATCCAGCTGTGTTGTCGTTAATATACTCAGCAATCTTAGCTTTCTTTTTGTCACTTACTTTAGCAGTTTCCAACCACTTACCAAAGTCTGATCCAAGACCACCAAGCCCTGTGTCTACTTTGCTGTTAGTGTAAGTATAAAGGATGTTAGAGAAATCTGACATTTGCATCTGACGCAATTTGTTTTGATCTAATAAACTGTCAATAGCCGCCGCATCTTTTTTAATAACTTTCTCTAGGCGGTCTAACATGGCATGTGGTACCTGTGGTGCCCGTTCAGCAGTTATAGGAGGTACAACAAGAACATCGTTACCCAAAAAGATATCAGGATCCTGTAGTGGGGTTTCAGTTCCGTCTGGCTGCACTTGTCTGTGAATAACAACACCTGTCTTACTGGCACCAATTCTCTTGCCTAAATCACTGGTTACATCTACTGCATACTCAACGATATTGGGCTTGAATACATAGTTCTTACCTTTAATCGGGGGTGTATTGAAGTATAGTAAGTCACCTTTAAAAAATCCCACATAATCAGCGGGGGTTGCTCTTTCATATTCATCAAAGATATCTTTCATATTAGCTGCAAACCTTTTATAGTCAGCTGCTTTACCTGCATCTGGATTCTTTGCTCCAGGACGATTCATTAGCATTGCTTGGAGGTTGTCTGCTGATGTTGCTTTTCCGTCGTATCCTTTAGCAGTAAACCCTGACTTATCTGTTAGTATAAACTCACCGTTGGCATCACGGCCAAAGATAATAGCAGGTGAACCATCCCATTTAATAGTAACTTCACTATGTCCGCCTTGATCCAGGTTGCGTAGACTTTGTAATGCCCTAATAGCACCCTTGCTACCTTCCCAGAAGACAATATCTTCTGCGTGTTGGATCCGTGCGGCTTCGCTTAATGGCTTGCGACGAGGTACGGAAAATTCCCTGAGTCTCATTTTAATTTCTCTGACAGTTGTTTAAACCAGTCAGTAGTGCCTACTCGTGTATAAACTGATTCTGGCAGTGTTAACTTGTCTCTCGCAAATGCTTCTCTTGCATCTGCTGTCACTGCTTGATAGTCTGGTCTACCCTTGAGTTTAGCAATCATTGACTCAACACTATCTAGGTCACCGCGGTTAGCGCCTTTCCCAAGTAACATCTCTGCAATTTGATCAGGATCTCTGGATAATACTTCATTTGTTTCTCTATTAATTAATCCGTCCTTGGGAGACCACTTCATTCCCAGTGCTTTAGCTACAGATGCCATTAGGATAGCACGGTGCATTCCTTTAAATGGCGTATCATCGCCAGCACCCTTCATTGTAAACTTCATCCATTCAGGATCACCAAACATCAGATCTGTTTGTACATACCCCTGATTGGGATCGCCGTTAATAGGAGTTTTAAAATGAACACTAATACCTGACTTGGCAACCCACTGTCTGACATTGTCTTCTGGGTGGTTCTTCTGTGCCCAAGCAGCTAACGTGTTATATAAGTCAGCCTTATCAACCTCATTTTGGTTAACAGCAATATCCATATCACCTGATGTGGAGCGAATTCCAGTTGATCCTAATTTAAAATCTTTATGTGGTATGCCAGTGATAGCCTCAACCCAGGCAAGTGTGGGGTCTACATCTGCTTGGTTAATACGTTGTGTTACAGGGTTTCCATCTTCGTCTTTAAAGATATTGCCGCCCTCTGATAATATTCTAGGTGTCATATTAACTATGCCTTGTTTTACTTTTTATTTTCATTAGTTGCGGCTCTCTTAATGCCTCTCCTAAACCGGTTTAAATCCTGATGACGAATACTATTAATTAGCCTGTGCTCTAGGTCAACAGCAGTTTCAGTGTCGTAATTACGATGAAACTCCTCAAACAGGTTAATTGCGCTTTGAATTAGGCTTTCGCCAGTGCGTTCAATAACATGCTTACGGTCATGCGAATGTTTAACACTGTTTAATTCTTCTAATAGGCTTCTAGTATTTCGTTTCAATTTAAACATCCAGTATTATAAATATTATTTATCCATATTTTGTTGGTAATTACCTCAATTACCGCAGGCATTATCGCACACAACCAGTCTGCCATCTTCAAAATTAGATTTATTCCAGCAACTTGGTATGCGATTAAACCACTCTATACACTCATTTAAAGGCGTCTTTAACGCATTATTACTA